ACCTTCTGGAAAGAGGACAACACCACCGCCTTCTGTTTCTGCTGCGTCTATAGCTGCTTGTGCTGCTGCTGTATCGTCATTACTGTCATCACCCAAAGCACCATAATCTTTTACGTTAAAGACCGTCTGAGCAAACATTCGATTGTGTACTTTAGTAAGAGACATTGTTATTTCCTTTATGCTGCAATGTAGGAAAATGTAAATTGCAGTTCTTCATTGCCACTAAAGTCTGTAGCAGCAATATCTGATTGAGTTCCTGATGATACTGTTACAAGAGAACCAACAGTTGCAGATGGGCCATTAATTCTAATAGCCGCATTTCCAACAGAACCTAAACTTTTAGGCAGGACTAATCCGCAACACCGTTCCGAAATGTCAGAGGTATCTCCACCAGTAAACGGCAATGAAATATCTACACGAGTACCTGCTGGGCTGCTTACACTAGAAACGATGACAGTTCCTGTGACTGTAACAAGTCTGCCAATTTTTGTATAAGCAAGTTTATCATAAGTAGAGTTTAGTGTAATTGTTCCACTTGATCCACTACCAGCAGGAGTTAATGTTGGAGTGTAAACCCCCTCTTCATAGTCATCGAGGTGTGTTGCAGTAGTCTGAGAACCAAAGTAAACCCCAGTGCTTACATACATATTGCGCCAAAAGTTTGAGGCACCACCAATATCTCTTGTGCCGTTTTGAATGGCTGAGCCACCGTTTGTTGGCAACACACTTTGTGCACCAAAAGTAATCCCAGTTGTTGTTCCAGATAGCTGAGCCTGACCAGATAATGAACGAACACCGCCTACATCTACGCCATTCTCAAGGATTGTGATTTCATCTGTTACAGACACATCTTTTGCAGACACATCGTTAAACTCTGGGTTTCTTCCGAAGATGCCGCCGTTTTGTTTGATAGTCATTGTGTAATTCCTTTATCCTACGACAGTGCCGTTATGATGCCATTAACAACAGTTATTGATGATGGGCTGGCTACAGTGCCATTAAATGGTGCTGTAAGTGGACGGCTTTCAACTAAAAGATCTCCAAGGTATGCTTCAAAATCTCCTGCAATATTTGATCCAAACAAACCAAAGTCAATTTTTGTATCAACACCATGAGCACTATCTACAGTAGCAAACCTAAGTATCTCTGTGCTATCAAGCAGAACTCTAGTACCACCAATTCCATTTCCGTCATCTGTGATATTTTCTATTGATATATTGTGCTTTGTGTTTGCTGATAAATTTACTGTAGATGCTCTTGGCTGCACCAAAGTAGTATCGGCTGTGTCTGAGAAATATACAACTTGCAACTGCACAGATGTAGAAACCACACGAAGCCTAAGTATTAAATGCGATGAAGTAGTGCCTGATAAAAGCTTCATTAAATTAACAACTCTAACAAGCCCATATCCAACAATGTCATCAACATCAGGAAGCCAGAGATTAAAAGAAACCTTGTTTGCTTGTGTCATTGTTAATGAACGACGAAGATTGCAACTATCCTGAGATGCCGAAACAACAGTATGTAAAGATTTTTCAGCAGCATCCCACGGTGCAGTAGCAATTACAGGAGCAGGTGATGTTCCAGTTAAAGTATATGCTGAAAGAGTTCCACTAAAGTCTTCATCTAGTAATGTTGAGTAAGCACCTGCAATCTTAGTGGAGGGAGCAAAGCTACCCTTGACGTTATTGAAAACTGCAGTTGCTTGATCTGTAAACGTAGAGCCAGATGTTGTAAGCACATTGTCTTCGTTTAGTTGTTGAGGTGTTCCTCCCTCAGCCCAACCAATCCATAGATTTGCTAGAGCCTGTCTTTCTTCATATGTAGCTGGGTGCACATCATCGGAGAAATAAGAAATATGATCTTTTTCACCAACTTCATACTCAGTTGATACATCAAAGAATGGCAAACTCCAATAAGTTGCTACGTCACGAATAGCTTCTCCGTTTGCCCACACGTCATTGCTTGGAGAATCATTTGTAAATTCAGAAGGAGCAGAGCATAGAATAATCTCAGGCTGACTATAACCGTAAAGTGCTGCCTGGCCTTTAGTAAAGTAGATTAAGAAATCCCAAGCTCCATGAACTGTTGTTCTATCTAACTTGTAAAGTGTTCCACTGGTTACTGTTCCAGTTAAGGAAGATGTATCATAAGCAATAGTTACTACATTAGTTGATACAGACTGCACTCTACCAGCAGCAAAAGCAAAACCTGAAACGCCTGATGAGGTAAGACCAACTGCATCTCCAACAGCAAATAAACCACCGTTGCTTACAGTAATTGCAGTAGTTGAACCAAAGGCTACTGATGAAATTGTTGAAGATATAGTAGAAGGATCACCGGCAGCTAACTTGCGGTCATTATGATTGTGGTCAAGAACAACAACATCGACCTCGCCTTCACTAAAGACATTGCCAATTCTAAACTCGCAAGTCATTTCTGATGCTTTTGTAATAGGGTCATAAGCATCATCAAATACTGAACCAGCACCATACAATGCAAGACCCGCCGCCACGTCTGCTGCTGTCATTGACAGACGACGAACTTGGATAATATCTCCATCTGGGATAATAGCATCTATGCCTTCAAAGGTTCCCCTAGAACCTGCAAAGCCATTATTAACTACCTCTGCACCTAATGTACTTCCTAAAATTTGAGGATAACTATCACCTGAACTAAAACCAAAAGCTGGAATTGAAGTGCCAAGCCAAAGAACTTTTTTATCCTTCCAACCTAAAACTCTGGATTTAGTAGACCGAGTTTTAATTTGATAATCATAGAATGATGAACGAGGACGATACTGTTCTTGAATACTGCTTGTGTTATTAGAAAGAATTTTACCGTTATAAGCTTCAAGACTTAAAGCAAGAGATGATGCTGTACTTAAATAAGTCTTGCCTTCTAGGTCATATGGGCCAATGCCATATGTGTTTGCATGATTAATTGCAGCGGTGTCATCTGTTACTCCATCACCAACAGCACCAAAATCTTTTAGAGTTACACGTTCTTGCAGCTTAATTTTTACAGTCGTGTCGACTGCACCCACGCCGCCTTGATTGTAAGAAACCTGATCGGAAGACAGACCGCCGATCAATGGGGTTTCCTGTGAAACAATTTCGATGCCTGCGTTCAGAGGTGGCGCTTCAGAAAACGTGATGTTGCTGCCGCTGATCGTGTAAGTGTCTTTCTCCTGATAGACGCCATCAATGTAGACATTCGTTGCGTTCTTGGTGGCTGGCGAAGCGCCCATGCCGAATACGGTTGTTGTGCCATCGCCAGTCTGGTCTTGCACCGTCACAGATCCAGATGTTGCTGTCGCTGGATCGACGCCATACCCAACAGGGCTGTAGATTACCAAGGCGCTATTCTTGTCACGGATCGTCACAGAGAACTGACTGTCAGCGTATATCAGCGCAGGGGAGCCATTCCGCATGACATAGCCGTTCGACGTGCGCAGTGGCTGTGCCGCAGGCTGCGTGAACGCGCTGTCGTAATAGACTTGGATGGGGTTTGTTTCGGGGTTCTTATCTACTTCACCGAAATACAAATACCCATTATCAAGGGGATCACCGCTTTTATCAGTGAATATTGGATACGGAGGTGCAAGTTGCTTAAGTGCCATTTATTGTTTCCCCTTGCTCTGCAAGTCTTTTATCATAAAACAGACCAGTTTGGATAGCGTCATTGTTCTGCCTTCGCTCTACCAAAGCCGTATGTTGCCATTGCCGCTGGGCTAAGTAATACTTTTGCTATAACACGCGCCTGCGTTTCATTAAGCGCATCACCAGCCATTGCTCTTTCTACAAGTCTCAGAGCCTGCTTGGCTTGATTTCCACGAAGACTAACCAGCGTGTTGGCTATCTCATCGTAAATTCCCATCTGACGCAGTGTTCGAGCCTCTGGAGTTGTTCCAGTAACAACCTGAACAACTTTCTTGGATGCGTTAATAGGTTCACCAGACATCAAAGTACTTAAAGAACCCGGCGCCGTAATATCTTCAACTGCGCCTTGAATAGCTTGACGTTGTTGCGTAGCGCTGTTGCGAGCAATTGCTGCGCGTAGTTCAAGAGAAACCACATTCTCATCAAGCTGTTTGTAAAGACGATCAGCTTGATTTCTGCCCAGAAGAATAGACATTTTATCTTTCATGGATCTGCTGCGAAGATTGTTTGCCAACTTTTGAAACTCGCGGATCTCAATGTTTGGATCAGACGCCACAGCATTAACTCGCGCCAATAAGTCATCAATTGCACTGCGCAACCCAGCCTTTGCAGCATTGCGTTCTGCCTTGCTTGCCCCGCGAAGAGCATCTTTTACAGTTTCTCGCGTTGTGCTTGATTTTAAAATATCAGCGCCAGCCTCAACAGCACGCGTCCTGCTAATTGCATCTGCTGCAACATCTAACGCCTTTCCATATTGAGGAACCTCTGCCCTCAACACCTTGCGGATTTTTTGCTGCAAATTTGATGTAGCTCGACCAAGTTGCGTTGTGCCACCCAACTTACCAGCCGCATTTTGCTGTTCCGCAACATCGCCCATTGCACGCGTAATATAATCAAGCTGACGGACATCAGGCATTCGCTTAAAGCTAACAGAACCATCTTCAGCTATTTGCGCCATGATCTGTGCGCTCTCAACACCCTCTAAGCGCATCAGTTCGTTTGCACGGTTGATTGCTGACTGTGGAACCCGCTTTAACAAGTTCTCAAGGAAACGACCACGGCCACCCGCATAATCAATAGCCTGCGCATAGGCTACGCGATACGCATCACCTCGATCTTTTTGCGTACCCTGACGAATGCCTCTTTGCGTTGTTGCAACACCTTCTGGTGCGCCGAGAACGTCATCAAGGATAGTTGCCATCCGAGCGCCAGCTTCTTCTGCGCGAGCCTCAACAGCCTGACCAGCAACTCTAGGCGCTGCGCCTCCTGATGTCACAGAAACGTCTAACAGGCGCTGTGTGGCTGGCCCAGCGTCTGCCAGCATAGAAGATGAACCTGCACGCTCCAACGCAATCGAAGCAGCGGCCAGATCGTCATTCTCAAGCGCCGTGCGAACAACTTTCGCCGCGTCAGTAGAAATGCCCAGTGTCTGTGCAATTTGACCAACTGAGCGGCCTTTAATGTTTTCAAAAGCAGCACGAACACCAGCCGATAGACCGGGGAGAGCGCCACCAATAGTCAGGCCAAGTCCACCGCCGACCAAAGCACCTGTGCCAGCTTCTTCCAATCGACCTTCGCCTTCACCGCGACCAAACCCAGAAACAGCGCCCTCAACGGCAGCAGCGGGACCACCAACAACCGCGCCGCGAAGCATCTGACCTCCGACTGATTGCGCACCGCTGACAAACCGACCAACTGCGGCAGGGGCCGAAGCAATAAGAGCAGGTGTGGCAGCAAGCGCGCCACCAACCTCAAGAGCAGCAGCCTGACCGGGGCGCTGTGCCCTAACAGCCTCAACAGACTGACGCATAGCCTCACCAGCCTGCGGGCTAAACATTCCAACAGCTTCATCTGTATAAGATCCAACAAACGGCACGCCTTGAAGCGCTGTCGCTGCTCTAGCCGCCACAGGATACTGCTCAATGATCTGCTCTTGCATCTGGCCACGCTGAGTTTCAGCAGGTGTGGTTCCAGCCATCATGCCAGAAATGGTTTCTGGATTTTGTGTGATATATCCCGGCGAAACAAAAGCACGTTCACCAGTTTGTGGGTTCTCTATAATTTGGCCATCACGATATTCAGCAATAAAATTGGTAAACCCCATTTGCTGATACTGCTCAAGCGCAGAAGGTTCGGCGTCAGGCATTGCTGGTTGCTGTTGCGCAAGTTGTTGCTTTAACTGTGCTTGCTTTAATTTAGCTGCTCTTATTTTTTCTTCTGAAGCCATTTTAAAACCCTAGTTCAGTCATGCGCGCAATATATGCATCAAGCTCTGGATCAGTAAGAGTTGACGCTTCCACCGTTGAAAGCTGTTGAGCATTCATTTTGCTAAAATCCATTGCAGGAGATGCAGCACCAACTTCAAGCTGAACGTCATCCGATGGTGCCGGAACAGTCTCAGGGATAGTTACCAATTCATTCTGCGCTCGGATCAAACCTTGGCGCACAACGTCTGCAAACTCATATAGACTTTCCTTAAACGCTTCTGGATCTTGAGTTCTTTGCAATCTAGCCAATGCCTGCGTAGCTTTGACGCCTTCAGTCTCTGTAATCTGACCACCACCTTTAAGAGTATCAAACGCCTCAAGAAATGCACGGCCAGTAACTTGATCGTATATCGCCATTAAATTGGCTTGAGCTTGGGTCTTGGCTGGAAGACGGCCCTCAATAAACCCAACAATACCATATAGTGCCTCTGGCTCTTTTATTGCTGTTAAACCATTTCCAGCAGGACGCCCAACAAGGCTTTCAATTGTGCTTAACATATTTTCTGCTGTATTAATTCTGGCTTCCAATGATGATCGAGCTTCTTGAGTTTCTCTTGCGGCAGGCGTTCCAGCAATAGGTTGCGCTGTCACCTCATTGGTTTTTGGATCTGTTGTATAAACAAAATCAGTTGATTTCTTTCCAGTGTCAGGTTCTCCAACACCGGGCCCCTGAACAAGCTCAACACCACCGTCTGGCGTTGTTTTAAGTGTCATGCCACTAGGAGGCGTTATTGGGTAGAAGCGTCCTGTGTCTTGATCAATCTGACCAGAAGTTGCACCAAATTGCGCAGCCTCTTCAGCAGTTGCAGGTCTAAACCCTAGTTTTACAGGAGCAACATCCGCACCGCCTCTAAGCATAAACGCTTCAAACTCTGCTGTTCCCTCTACCAAACCAGCAGCTTTAGCACGAAGCTGAAGATTTCTGTAATCTGCGGGAAGTTCTACACCTTCAAGATTTAAACTATCGTTTATTGTCTTGATATAATCTGGGCCTTTTAAACCCATCAAAGTTATTCCAGTTGTAGTTTTTATTTCCGAAAGAGCAGTTTCAGGATTTTGTTTTAATTTTTGCAATGAAAGTTTAAGGCTTGGTAAAACAGTCGGGTCTCCACCGGGAGCTTCAGCAACCGCAATCTGCTCCTCTAACAATCGTGTTACGACATCAACATTACCTTGAGATGAAGCCGCATAAAGGCTTTGGCTTGCATTTATCAAAGCTTTTGTTTGAGGCTCTTTAAGAATGCCCTGAAGCGCTGTTAGGTCTGAGCGTATGGCTGGATTTGCTATCCAAGCTTTCAAGAAATCATCAGACGTAGCATTCAAACCTTTTCCAGCCAATGCCGCAAGCGCTGCCTGTGCAGCTTCTGCATCTGCTTTCTGTTTGGCTACGTTGGCTTGAGCCGTTGCACGATCTTGTTGTTGCTGTGCAAATGCCTGCTGGGCGCGCTCTTCTTGTTGCCCACGAATACCCATAACCTGACGCTGCTCGATGTCCTGACGCCCCAGAGCATAGCCTCGCATGGCCTGCTCAATAGGATCTTTTACATCCAAAATATAATTGATTGGTTGCACCATTAGAATGCCCCTCCACCGTAGAACATACCTTGCCCAAATGTTAGAGGCGCAGATGCACCCGCAGGAGTAAATCCTTGATAGGCCATTCCCCGACCAGCCATCATGCCAGCACTTCCAAGAAGATTTCCGAATGCCTGACCTTGCGCCAAAGTGCCACCTGCTTGAGCAGCACCCATTTGCCCAAACAGACCAGAAATATTAGCTGCTGTTTGTTGTCCAGCCGCAGCTTGACCAGCCGCCGCAGCCTGACCAGCAGATGCAATGTTCTGTGTGGTTGTTGCGCCAAGAGCAGTAAGACCACCTAATCGACCATACTGTTGATTGATAAGAGATGACAAAACCTGTGGCCTAAACTGCGCTAATGCAGATTGTGTTTGACCTCCGCGAATACCACCCGTTGCAGCAGCGCTTTGAAGAATAGCCTCTTCGCCAGCAGATGTTAAAGCTTCAAATTCTGCGCCGCCTTCAATTGCTCTAATGGCGTCAGCTTGCGCTTGCTCACCAGAAAGCCCAGCAAGAGCAAGTTGACCTTGTAAAGCCCCAACACCAGCTTCAGCATAAGGTGCCAAGCCCGCTTGAGCTTCAATGCCTGCATCAACATAAGGCTTTAAAAGAGCTTGTGTTTCATCAAACATTTCACGCTGAATATCAATTCCAGATTGAGCAGCGCCAGCTTGCGTCTTTGCAGCACTTTTTGCAGCATTGCTTTGAATTAAAGCACCGCCAACAGATCCACCAACCATTGCCACCACAGGATTAGGCATCAGCAAATTCCTTTTTATAATCTTCTATTTTCTCGCCGTACAAAGACATAACAGTTGCCGCCATTTTCACCGCAACGTCATACCCATGACAAATCTGCACGACTAATAAAACCAAATCATAATACCCGGCTCGCCACATATAGCTGCGAGCATCTGCGTTTCCTTGACGCTCAACCTCGTCAGATGCCTGCCACTTCAAAAGCTGAACAGCAACAACAGGGAGCAACACGCTAGAATGCGCAGTGAAAAACGGGTTTGATGGCATGGCAACCAAGACTTGGTTTAATGTTCGATCAAGTTCAGATCGAGGCATGTTATCATCATCAGCAACATCATCAAAAAACTGAATTGCATCCCACATGCCCATAAGCCACGAAGTCGCGGCCTCTGGTAAGGACAGCGTATCTAACAGATGATGCTCTATGATTTCACGCACTGGCTCGCCTTCTGCAAGATTTGCCTGCTGGCGGGCCATCGTCTCAGCACCTTCATTATCACAGAAAATTGTCATTTTGCCAATACCCTAGTGGCCCTCTTCCCAAGCCTGACACGAACGCAGGTTGTGGCACACAAAATCAAACCGCTTGCAGTAACCTCGGCCACCCGCATCTGTGTCATATTCATCCAGAGGTATTGCCTCCATCATCGCTTGTTTCATTGGCCCGTTGTGAAAGTATGAACAGTTTGCACACATGCGACGGCGAGCTTCTTTCTCATCAACGCCCAGCGCCTTACCAAGATCCTTCCAGTAATCTTTGTTTGCTGTTCGATCAATAGACGGGTTCTCTGGGCCAAGACGCCACTCTTCCACAACCATCTTGCGGTTTTTCTTGTTCTCAGCCGTAGAAACAATCTTCATCTTTGGAAGGCCAAACTCAATCATCATATCATCCATGTCGATCTCCTAGAGCGTAATCTCACGCCCAGAGGCGCGAATGGTCAGTGTGGTTGCAGCGCTTGCTGTTGTCGAAATGTAATCCGCATCAAGCAGAACATGGCCAATCAACTCAGGGCAGGTGTATGTCTCACCCACTTCAATGTTTCGCGCGTTGACGATGCGGTTCGACGCGTCAGCCGTGCCAAGGTTTGTCACCACGTTGATCGTGATGGTTGCCGCAGCTGCGCCGTTGTTCGTGACAGTGAACTTGTCCACGATCGCGTTCACCCCATCTGCGGTGTATTGAACCGTGTTGGTCGCTTCAGCCTGTTTTGGCTCGATCAGAACTGTTGGTGTGATGGTCATTGCTGCACCTGCGTTACTGTGATGATGACGGACGGAGCGGCGGGCGCAAATGCTGTCGCTGCAACGGCGTCAATTTTAATGTTTGTGCTGTCCGCGCCATATGCCATTTCAATGTAATCGGACGCCTCAAGCGATAGCGTCTCAGTTAAAGCAACAGTGACATATGCATTGCTTACATCACTGGTCACGATCCGCGTAGTGTTTGGAACGTCAGTCCCGTTCTTTCTGAACCAGACGTAAACATCTTTTTTCGAACTGTTCCCGCTGCTGATCTGAACATTTGCTTCGAGCTGGTAAAGCCCAGACGCAGGAACAACAATCCGAGATGTCGGGCTTCCGATTGTTACGCCATTCGAAATGTCAGTATTATCAAATGTCAGCGCATATGCCGTGTTGGCTGCTGCGGGCGTTGCGTCAGTTGTCTTGCTGAAGACACCGTAATATTGCATTTGCTCAATTGTCGGGCGGACAAACACAACACCGTCAGAAGCATCTGAAACAAGGCACGCTGAGATCGGAATTACGTTGTCAGGTGCAGTTGGCTTCACATTTGTAAATGCGCCAGCAACCGTTGTGGATGGGTAAAGCAAGTCGCCAACACTAAACCCGCTGGTGTCTATATCTCGAACATAACCCCAGCTTGTGCAATATCCCTGCGTCCCAGCATCAGGCAAATCATGCGTCATCACGCCCAAGATATACAGCGATGGTTGCGAACCGTCCGCGAGATATGGCGCGACCGAAAGCGAACCGCCAGCGCCAACCCCGACAAAACCAACAACAGTCCCATTTGGTATCGTTACACCTGTGTTGTTTTCAACGCGCGCATAGGTCTCCATGCCCACCTGCTGAGAAACGCCGTATTCCATCCCGATATTCAGCGTTGCATCGTCATCATTCCAACACAAGCGGCGCTCTGCCTCTGCATGAGGTGGCAACCGTCTGAAATCAAGATAGTCAATCGTTGCGTTATTGCGCTCATAGCTTTCGGATTTGTTCGCGGCAACACCAGCATCATACGCTGCGTTCTCAATCAACACCGTCAACGCAGCAACGTCAGCAGGCGTGTTTGTTCCCGCGACTTGGAACAGACGCTCCATCGCCTTCGTCAGTTCAGGATCGTTCTGCGCCATCCGCGCGATTTGATTTCGTGTTGGGGTTAATGGATCAGACATCAGAACGCCAGCGGCTCAACCCGCGCCTCCAGTGCTGCGACAGCCACATGAGCGTCAGAAGTGCCCCTAAAGCGCTGCATACGCATGTTTCGCATATGCCCCTGCTGAAACCACATAAGGCGCTTGTTGCGCTCTCCTGTCTTGCCTGCGCGTATAGGCTTTTCAACGCTCCAAGTATCCCCATCCACTGAATATTGCGTCCATATTGTGGGATCTACACCAAAGGCTGTTGATCCCGTAAGGCTAACAAGCTCGATGTCATGAAAGATTGCACCTTGACCATTGTTATAAACAATCAGCGTGCCAAATTCCCACCCGACAACATTACCCCAATGCGTGGAAACAGTGCTGTCCAAATAACCAAATTGCGTTGTGCTGGCATGAGCAACATTCCACCGATCAAAAGCCCAGATGCAGGTGTCTGCGTTCCACTTGGCCTGACCTGTCAATGCAGACGATAGAGTAAACCACACAGGCGCTGAGAGCGCTTGTGTAGCTGCTCCATCAAATACTAACGTATGTCTGGGCAGGTGAATAATTAAATGCATGTGAGCGCTGTCTATGCGCTCTTCTAAGAAAGACTGAGATAATTCCGTTTCAGTATATTCTTGCAGAATTTCCTCAATCTCACGCGTTGCAATTTTCTGAGCGTTGCCATTTGCGCCAAGATAAACAGACGGAGCTTCATTGCGCCCACCACCTAAGAAGGCAATGTTTTCCATAAACACACAGCAAGCATGCGTGCCTACGCAGCCTTTTTGTATCTGCGCGCCGGCAATACGTTGAAATGGAAAGCCAGTTGCACCAACATTATCAAAAACCTCAATAGTGTTTCTGTTTAGGGCATAGACCTCATTGCGCAGCTTGAGCAAAGCATTGATCGGATCTGGATCTGCTTCTGATGATCCATATTTCAAAGGATTTACTGCGAACGGATCTGAAAGATCAGTCACAACCAAAAACTCGCCGTCTGTGGTCATATAATAGCCATCAACCCAAACAACATCTAAAACAGTACCAAGGTCTGGATCAGTCACTTGCGTTAGCGTTGTGCCGTCATACAGAAACAAGTTGTTGTTCGATGCAATCGCCAAATAGGTAAAGCCATAATCAAACGTCACTCTATCTGTGCCGCCAACATCGCCAATTTCTGTAACTGTATTATCAGACGCAATCGAAACCAACTTGGTTCCCATCACCCGATAAAGATAACCTTTCCAATAAACACCGCCACGATTTATGCCGGGTCCAGTGCCAAGCTCAACCACACCCTCGGCTGGGCGCAAATAACCAGCAGAAATTCCCGTGCTTTTCGGAACGGGAACCATGTTCTTGGGATAAGACGTTCTAAAGTCAGGCGAAGCGTCTGTAAAAATTCCGTTCAGAATAGGGATCTGCATTAAGTTATCCTACACGATACCAAGATGTGGTTGCGCCGTCATAACGCATGGTGAAAAAGTCATTAGCCGCCAGCGTTGTCGGCGCGCCCACAACAGTCGCTCCAGAAGAAACCGTGAGGGATGTAACGATCTGCGTGCAGTTCACGGTCACTGTGTCCTTGTCAGAAGCACCAGCGGGCAGGACAACGGATCCAGCAGCGTATGTGCTGACAGGTGTCATAAGCAACCATACGTTGCCCGTATTAACCGTGATGGAAAACCCAGTTGCAGCAGGAGAGGCATACTGAGTATTTTGCGTGACGGTTGTGACGTTCGCATTAACATAGTTCATCAAAGTTGTGATTGATGACTTGCGACTGTCGCCGTTATTGGTTGACCACACGGCCAGCAAATCGCCGCCTTGCAGAGTGCTTAAAGTTGAAAGCTGATTAATGTTAGCCATGTTTTACTCCAGATCAAGAATACCGTCAGAACCGACAGTGAGGGGATCTTGCGGCGCGCGCAGGAAAGGATTGTTGTAATAACGCCAGCCTTTGTTGCCAGCACCACCGGGGATAGTATCGTTGCCAAGCTGCATCTCAATCGGCAGCGCAGAGTTGGCCATAAGTTCTTTATATGCAAGTTTCGCAGCGGCTCTTGTGTCTGGGCTGATTGTCTTGCCAAAGCCTCCAGAAATACGAATAGCCAAGTTTAAATACATGGCTTCAAATGCGCTGTCAGGAACGCCAACTTCTTCGTTTAAATCGCTGTCATTAGGTGATGAAGGCAAAGGATAGCTAAGACGAATGCCTCTGCTGTTCCATGTTGCCATCATCATATCTAGCCTACGCAAAGCACTTTCAAGCTGCTGTGGCTGAAGGTCAAACACATACGATGCGAGACCGATTTCCTCGAATGCCTGATCTACAATGTCACGCTTCGTATATGCCATGTTTATTCCTCTTTAGCTTTAGGTTTACGGCCACGTTTTGGTTTCGCCGCGCCATTTTTAGCTTCATCCGTTGTCTTCATCCAGCCATCTTTAACAGCAGCATCAACTTCATCATCGCCAACAATAATGTAGTCAAACATATCGCCGTGCATCTGATATGGTCCGGGATGTTTATATAGCATTACACTCATTTATCTTCCCCTTTAAGGATGGATGGGGCACCTAAGCCCCACCCAAGTTGCCATTAGGTTTGTGAGAACAGCATGATGCCAGCCATTTCAGGCTGAAGCATCGCCACACCAAACAGTGTATCCCAGCGATACTTTGTTTTCTGTGTGTTGATGTCGAACTGTTTCTGCATAACCATTTCAACGCCCTGATCGGTTGTTGCGCGCATGATGTCTGCACCAGCATCTGATGGAACGGCCAAAGAAGCAGGAAGCAACTCAAGCGCGTCACGATGCCAGAAGCAGTTCACAGGAGCTTCAACAGTGTTCAGGAAGGTGATTGCCGCGCCGTCTGCAGGCGTTGCTGTCACGTTCTTGTATTGAGCTTCTGCATCAGTGCCACCACCGTTTGAAACAATCGCAGGAGAGATTGTGATTGTACCAGTTCCACCAGAACCAGAAACAATTCCAGTTACACGGAAAGTCTTCAACTGACCTGTGTCTTGCTTGGTGATGTGGTGAATAGCATTTACGCCAGCGATGGTGAAGCAATCGCCAACAGCAACAGTGTTACCACCAACGGTGATTGCCAAGCTCTGCGTGCGGTTGTCTACGTTGGAAGTCTCACCAGTTGCAGCAGTCGATGTCGCGGCAGGAGTGTGATACTGGCCTGCACCGTTTACAACGACAGTTGTAGCAGTAGCAGCAGCCAAACGGTTTGCGTAATCCATTTTGAAGGTCTGGAAACCAGCAACTTCACCAACATACGAACGACGATATGCTTCAGTCGGAATGTTGTTCATGGTTTCACGCGCAGCCAAATCACCAGCCATACCGTTATAGTCACGGCTAGACAGTGCAAAACTGCGGTTGTCCATCATTACGCCTTGCTCGTTCATCAAAGCATCAGCCTCGGCAACATCGCTATATCCACTCGCAGCAGTTGTGCGCTTAGAAACGATTGTACCTTGGTTAGATGCAACAGCCAAAACTGCCACGTTGATGTCAGATGCCAACTTTTGTGCAGCAGACTGGCCCAAACGGTTTTCCTGCAACTGGTCACGCAGTTCTTTAGCAGTCAGCAATGCTGTTGAATGCTTCTGATAACCGATTGTTGCTGGAACAGACAACTGAGTGTTGTCGCCAAAGTTGCCTGTTGCGTCAGCGCCGTCATAAGACTGAGCGATGTAAGGCATTGGACGCGAGATGGTGTCGCTAGAACGCTCCATCATTTCGCCGCTAGTGTTATACTTTGTCACAATTGACGAAAGCACGAGAGCATCGTTAAAGCCCTCTAAGATGTTTTCAAACGCAACGCGTTCTTCTTTTGAAAATGCATTAGCCATTTTGGCTTCCTTTACAAGTTAAGCTGACTGCCTCTGCTTCTTATACTGGAAAACTTTAGAATAATCTCCAGATTTTTCTGCTTCAGCCCTCAGACGTTCGAGAGTGTTGTCAACCGATCCAGAAGGACGGCCTGTGCCGCTGATCTTCTTTTCTGGTTTTGATGACGCTTTGCGCTTTGTAACTTTCAAATTGGTCTCCAATTTTGCTACAGCGAAAGCGAACTTAACGGGATCTGTGATCGACGCGAGTTCCTTCGCCTTTTTAGGGTTCTTGCCAAGAGCATAAACGACAAGAGCAGGGTTATCTGCACCTTGAACAATCATACCTTGCTGCATAACGCTTAGACTGTCCTGCACTACATCTTCAGCAAAATCATAGTCTTTAACTTTGAGTTCTGCTTTGGACGAGTGATAACTTTCTAATTTAGTCTCCCACTCTTTTTGCACAGCTTTTTGCTGAGACTGAGCGACAGACTGTTTTTCGTCATGCGACCGCTTCTTTTCATACCACGATGCAAGTTCCTTTTCATATCGCTCTGTGTCGTAGTCTACACCTTCAAGCGTGGGCTTATCACCGAGCGGCTGGGATACTGGGGCACTGCCCTGCTCCAACTGCGCAATTTTCTGCTCAAGCTCTTTGGATCGACGCTTTTCATTGCGATACTCTTTGCGAAGGTCACGAACCCATTCAGGAGCGCGAGCCTCTTCTTCGTCTTCTGGGTCAGGCGCTTCCCCAGCAATGCTGACTACAACATCTTCCTCTTCTTCAGCCTCGGCCTCAGTAGGTTCACCCTCAAGCGTGGTATCTTCAGCCTCTGGCTCTTCAACCTCACTATCGTCTTCTAGATCAACCTCTGGCTCCTCAACTTCTGAAGTTTCCAGTTCAATGTTTTCGTCTATTTCTGCCTTTTCAATTTCCATAAGTTTCCCGTTTCATTCTCACCCATTAATCATACACGGCTGGGCGGTTGCCGTATCTCTGAGCCTTGAACAACTTTTTGTAGTTGCTCGGCTGTATTCAGTACATTCTCACGCTCTTTGCGCTCAATACCGGCGAGCGTTTCGATTGTGTCAGCGCGGGTCTCTTCTGTGCGCGCCATTGTGTATTCTGTATCTGCAAGTGCTTTCTGAGCTTGCGCTTGTGCCTTAGCTGCCTCTGCCTCAAGATACATTGACTGCGGATCTGGCTGACCTTGAAGTTGTTGCAACTCTGCCGCTAGAGCCTGCTGCTCTTCATCTGTTGGATCAACAGCACCCATACGAATTAGCTTCTTGCGGAAGAACTCTTTGACATCAGAAAGACCTTCGCCTTCCATATTCATCATTGCCATTGCGCCTAGAACTTGCTGCGTTTCTGGGTCTGCTGTGATCTGCATCATGCCCATCAAAGACCGAACAGTTGCAGAACGCTTAGAAGATGAAGACGGGCCAACATCTACACTAACATCAAACTTGGCGTTGCTTAGATCGTTCTCATATTCAACTTCGCCGGTCTCTTGGTTCATAATAGGCTTGCCAAGCTCAATGCTGCTCATCTCGCCCTGCGTGCCAATCCCCTTCATCTTGCGGCCACTTTCAACCATTGTTTCGCGTGACATAGAAAGCCAAATCTCACCGCAGCGCTTAATGCCCTTGGCCATGTTTGACATATAGATAAACGACTGCATATCCAGACGGTTTTGAATTAGCTCAATTGCTTTGCCAGAGATGTTTGACTGTATTTCTTCACCCGCCTCCTGATTGCCAAGAAGATCCACAATGTCCTGCTCTGTAATCTGCAACAGGCCAGCCAATGCAGGGGGAACCTGTGGTGGCTTGGTGTAGCCAATTGGCCCTGCCAAACTTTCGTTTCCATTAGCATCTGTTACAGTGTTGAGCAGCAGATATGGATAGTTTTTAAGATTATCCTCTGCCCACATAACCTCGAAACCTGCAACCTGCTCCGGTGAGAACAATGGCTTTTCAACCGTAGAAAGCGCAGAGATTTCACCGAGCTTAGATAGCTGCATATTCTTTAAACGCTGAGCATCCTTGGCCATGCGAACGTGGCCCATGCAGCGCTCAATGTTATCAATAAACCAGCGCTTTCCATAAACCGGAACAATTGGGATTTCTGTGCCGGCTATATATCCAGCATCTTCCAGAATGCTTGCACCACTCATAATGTATTTGCGAACCTTGCGGCGCTTTACACGCTTCTGACGCACCTCAATGGTTCCTATGGCGTCCAGCATTTCCTCAAGGCTTTCGTCTTGATCGAAATCACTTTCAGAATAACGCTCTTCTTCCCCATCAATGGTTTCATAGATGCGAATAAGCTCTGACGCCTCTTCAACCCGGTATACTTCTGCAACATAAACCATATCAGGAGTACACCAATCAAACTGGTATTGATGTATCTCTTTTGGCCAACTGCTTGGATCATCATTCCATTCTGCAATGTAGGCGTCACGCGTCATGGCTGTAAGAACAAAGCACATCCGCGCATCTGACTTATCTTGGCGCTTGGCATCCAGATCAAAGAACACAGTGCTGTCAGCGTCATAGATCGGCTCTAAACGAATGCGCTGATGGTCATTGTTTTCGTCATATTCGTCTTCATAAGCTGTGCGCAAACGAAAAGCACCAAAACCGCCGCCAACAGCTTCTTCAAACGCGTTGTCATAAGCTTCATCTGCACAACTGTCCTGTTCATCCGCACGAAACAGCATGTCACAGGTGTCGGCTAACCTATCATCTGCATCACCATCTTTGCTCACAAAATCAACTGTGATGCGATTATTGCGATACTCATTGATGATACGCATCACGCTAAGATGGATCTTGTTGACCTCAAAGCGTGGCTTGTTATTAAACTGCTCAGCTAAGTTGCCTTCCCACTGAGCGCCAGCAATAGAATAAAAGCGCCTGTCTTCCAAACATTGAAGACGTTCTTCGCGCATTGCACCTTGGATATTATCAAACTCAAGCAACGCGTCCTGATGCACGTTTGCTAGACGTTCTTGCTTGGTCATTCTTGCCACGGTTAAGCCTCGCAATAAAATTTAAGTGAATTATAGAACATATCTGAACAAAAAACAATCATCGCGCAATGGGCATAAACGTTGCCACGGGCTTGGCTTTTGCCTTCTTTTGAACAGATGCGCGCCTCGATCCTTCGCAGGCATATCGGATGGCGTCGATCACATGGTTGTTCTTGTCTTCTAGCAGCGGCAGAACAGATCCCGTATCTCGATCAGTCTTATAGCTGTACAGTGTCAACTCATCAATTGTGTGCTGGCATCTAGGATGCACAACTATGTCAAACGACTTGAGCCACTCAACACCTTCCTCAACAGACTTGGCGCCCTTAACGGCTGGTTGGATCTTAGGAAAGCCGTTCTTGCGCATGTGGCTGATGGTCTCTGGGCGCGCACTATCGGCCACCATAGGCCATTTCTCAGCCTCTGGGATAGACATGACCAGCGAAGGCGTGTCCACAATCTCACAGCCCACCTGATAAGCCTCATAGTCAATATAAAGTTTGCGACCAACAATATGACTGCGCACGGCAACCGTAGGATCTGTAGCAAATCCCCAGTCGGCTCCGAGGCGATGAATTGCATCTGGTGGAGCTTCAAAGTCTTCTATTGTCCAGTTCTTAAACACTCGTGTTTCGCTGTTGCGTACATATTCGCCCTTCCAAACATGCAGATATTTGTCTGGATCTCGCCGCTGGTCATATTCCATTTCATCCTTTAGCTCGGCAGGGAACCAAGGATTGTCTTCAAAGTTGACCTCAACAACAACACTTTTTGCAGGCGGGTAATGGCCGCGCAGAAGGTTCTCAATCGGATCATGCTCATATCTAGGGTTCCAAGTGAACCAAAGCTGAGATCCGGGCTTACGAATTGTAGGGCGCAGAATATCAAGCGAAAAC